GGAGAACGCGCAATCTAAACCGTGGCTCAGGCCGCAATCGCATTTCTAGGATCGGGAAGCATTGGGCTGTTTGCCATTGACTGGGCAGGGCTCGCTTCAGTTTCGCTAGGCGCAGGCTTGCTGAGCATCCTGACCAGTGTCGCATTCAAAAAGGACTAACGCTCCGAAGGGGAAGTGCCACCCCAAATACCATGACGCTGATTTGATTCAATCGCATACTCAAAGCATTCACGCTTGACGGGGCATTCAGCGCAGAGCGACTTGGCAATTTTCGTCGTGACTTTTCGCAGCTGTGGATCGGGCACGTCTTCAGGAAAGAACAAATTCTCCCTACCCTCGCAGGGCAAGCGGCCTGCCTTATGGAGCACCCGAAGGAACTCAATAAAGGGCGTATCAAAATGTCGGTAGTCCAAAGTAGGGTAAGCCTATAAGAAAAGGACGCCAAATGGAACAACACGCACCGAAAACATTCAACACCGCAAGATTGCTCGGCACGTTTGAGCCAGGCACTTCAGAGTGGCATGAGGCCCGAGCAGATGGAATCGGCGGATCCGAAATTGGCACAATCCTCGGATTGAACCCATGGGAGTCGGCATATTCACTCTGGGCTAAGAAGTCGGGATTCATTCCGCAGACGCAGACGAGCAACTTCGCAATGAGGCTCGGGCAGATTTTGGAAGAACCAATCCTCCAGCTTTGGATTGAAGACAACCCAGAGTGGGAAGTCTTCACAACCGGAACATACCAAGACGCCAAGCAACCATACCTGCACGCCAACCCAGACGCACTGGCGCGGAATAAAGAAACAAACGAGTGGATCATCCTTGAGGTCAAAACCTCACGCAATTACTGGGACGAGTTGCCACCACAATACGAAGCCCAGGTTCAACATTACCTAAGCATCATGGGACTGCAACGAGCCAAGCTCATCGGGCTGGTAGGCATGGACTGGTTCGAAGTTGAAATCATGCGCGACGACTTCCAGATTCATCAGCAGCGCAAAGCGGCGGCGGACTTTTGGAAGTGCATCCTCACCGGAGCACGCCCGAGCTGGGACGGATCCGAAGCAACTTACAATGCAGTCCGAGCCGAGAATCCCAACATTGAAGACACGGCAGTCGAGATAGACGGCGTCTGGCAGATCGCAGAGGCGCAGGCCGAGTTTGACGAGGCAAAGGAAAAACTCACTAAGATAAAGTCGCAAGTCCTAGCAGCGATGGGAAGCGCCAAGACGGCATACGTCGAACACAATGGAGAGCGCATAACCGTAGTGCAACGACAAGCGCGAGGCGAGGGATTGCCTTACTTAGTAATCAAGAAGGGCAGATGAATATATTTCTAGGCGACGTCGTTTCACTCGCAAAGGAAAAGGACGGCAAGATAACCATGGTCACCGGACAATGCTCTGGCTTAGTTTTGGACGACCGCGGAGAGTTAGAGCGCGTTTACATTCACGGATTGAGCGTAGCGTTCTACATGAATGAAGGATGGAAGTTTGTCGATCACGAAGAAGGAGAGAATGAAGATGGCGAGATTTGACCTGAGCAATTATCAAGACGTTCAGACAAGGCTGAACGCATTACACAAGGAGCACCCAGATGCAAGAATCATCACGGAAAACCTTACAACTCCCTCTGATAGGGCTGTTCTTACGTGGGTGGTCAAGGCGACTCTATTTCTTACGGCAGGCGACCAAGCGAACAACTTGGCAAAGGCAACGGGACTGGCGTTCGAAATCGATGGCGGACAAGGAGCCAACGCAACCTCAGCCCTCGAGAATGCAGAAACGAGCGCGATAGGTAGGTGCCTCCGAATCGCAGGGATTGGCAGTGGACCTTCGGTGACCGAAATGGAAAAAGTCAACCGCGGAAAATCTCCAGCGCAGGCTTTGGATACCATTACAGATGTAACCGAACTGAGAAGGTTCTATGCCATCCGCAAAGCAGCCGGAGCAACCGAAGAAGAACTCCGCAGCATCCAAGAACGAGCGTCCGAATTTGATTCTGGAAGCGAAGATACGGGAGCTCGAAGAAGCCGTAGTAATGGCAAGACTAAATAAACAGGAAACACAATACGACTTGTTCAAGGTAGAACTCGTCCACCATCTCTGGAAGTTATATGCAACCATCGGAACTGATACAAGAACTGGCAAGCCTGACGGCAGAAAACCGAAAAGGCCATGAGGCACTATTCAGTGCAGAGGTCGCACTGGCCGAAGCCGAAAACGAACTCGACCTCGTAGAGCAAAGGGCATTCATTCGAGCCCAGGGAACCGTTGCCGATCGCACGGCCCTCGCCCGATTGGAGAGCGCCGAAGCCCGACTTCAACGTGACCTCCGCAAGGCCGAGGCAAACAGGATCAGGATGAAAATCAAGGGGCTAGAAACCGCCATCATGGCCGTGGCGACCCAAGCCAAGCTGGTGCAGGCCGAAATACGCCTGTGAGGCCCCGTGAAGCCATTTCAGAGCGCGACCCATACTGCTGGCACTGCGGAGCCACTGAGGGCCTACAAACGCACCACAGGCGCAATAGAGGCATGGGTGGCAGCCGAGAGCTGGACATCCCCGAGAATTTGATTCGCATCTGCGCCCCCTACAACTACGCCATGGAGTCAGATCATGAAGTGGCACGCAGGGCACGGAAGCGCGGACACAAACTGGGCCAGTGGCAAGACTTCGACACGCCGCTACTTGACGTGCCCCGAGGGCAGTGGTTTAGACTCACCTCCGACGGACGGAAAATCCAAGTCGAACCATAGGGGAGCCATGAACATAGAAGAACTAGCAAAGAGCATGAGAGAAAAGGCACTGGAAGACGTGCCGGAATCAATTCGCAGAGTTGAAGAACTCAAAGCACTGCACGCACGGATCCGTAGAAAAGAAGCAACGGACGCGGAGCGACAAAGGGAAGAAGAAAACAAGCTCTACTTCAACGCAGGCCGTTATTCAGGTGGGGCCAGGGACAAGAACGCCATTGAGGCATGGAGAAGGCTGGGGCACGTTTTATGACTAAGCACGCAGATTACGTCCGCGAGTTTTACAGACGACAAGGCGAGGCACGCGAGCGCGAGCGGATTCTTGAGATCATCGCAGAGGTCGCAGCCATTTACCCAAAAACACCGCTGGAGCTTTTGGAGATCCTGATCAAAAAGGGGAAAACAGATGCCACTGATTAGAGGCCACCACGCATTCGATGACCACTTCGCCCAGATCCCAAATCAATGGCTCAGGGACAACCGCCTCAGCTTCAAGGCACGCGGAGTGCTGGCGATGATTATGAGCCACCGCGAGGGCTGGTCATTGAGCATTAATTCCATAGCCGCCCAAAACCAAGAAGGCAAAGACGCCATCAGATCGGCGATTCAGGAATTGGAAACTTCGGGCTACTTGAAGCGAACCCAAGCCAACGAAGGGGGCAAGTTTGGGGAAGCAATCTGGATCACGCAAGACCCGTCGGATTTACCGATGGCGGAAAACCCGACGACGGATAATCCGACCCCTAAGAATACTAATAATAAAGAAGAACAATATAAGAACACCATAGAAGAACTATTCCTTGAGTTTTGGAACGCATATCCCAAGAAGCTCGACAAGGCCAAGGCATTTAGAGCATTCAAGGCAGCCATGAGAAGGGCCAAGTTCGAAGACATCCTCGCCGGAGTCATTGCCTACCGCAATGATCCATCACGCAACCCAGACTTTACAAAATACCCAGCCTCATGGCTCAACGCAGACTCATGGGAAAACGCCGCAACCCTCCCCGAGATTCGCCAAGCAGCGGAAGAAAAACGGATCAGGGAAAAGGAGCGAACCGATGCATTCCTTCGGGAGCAGGCCGAGCTTGAAAAGAAGGCAGTGCCCCTAACACCGGAACTGAGAAAACGGCTAGGCTTATGACATGGAACAAACGTGCGTGCGATGCGGAATCATTTGGGAAGTCAACTCAACCCGAAAAAACCAAGACACCTGTAAGAGCTGCAAGACACGCAAGCAACAAAAGGTCGGCGATTGCCTTCCGTGGCACGGAGCATTTGCCGAAGACTTGGTCACCCCTGTCGACGAAGATGGCCTTGAAGTTTTACCTGGCCTTCGGACTTGTCGGAATAGTGACTGCGTCAATGGCTCGCATATTGTCGGAGCCCCAAAATAAAATAAACACCCAACCTACAAAGGAAGAAGAAAATGGCAGTAATCAAAGTAACAGGTGAAGTCGCTCGCATTATCGATGGATACGGATTCAAGCTCGTCGAGACAAACAAGGGACGCGACGGACAAGAAAAGAAAACATGGATCACCGTTTGGACAAACGCCAAGGTGAAGCAGGGCGACGTTGTAGAAGTTCGAGGTGACCTCTCAACCAAGCTGGAAGAATTCACTGGCAAAGACAACATCCCAAGAACCTCGGCAGCCATTCATATCAACAATGCCGAAGTCAAGTCAGCGGACGCGCCATTCTGATGAAATACGCCGGACGAGTTCTGATACTTTTGATGGCCAGCACTTTCATCTGGCTGGCACAAAGCGCAAACGGAGTCGCTCAGTTTTTGGCTTACCTCTGGGGGATTTTATTGTTCGCGGCGCTAGTTCTAAACTGGAGTCGTGCATCTAAGAATTGAAGGCCTACCCAAGCCCCAAGGATCCAAGAGAGTATTCAACGGACGGGTAGTCGAAGCGGCAGGCAATGCGCTGAAGGCTTGGCGCAAAGCCATCGCCCAGGAGTGCCACGCGCAGATCAGCGAAGGCCACAAATTGCTGACGGGACCAGTGGCAGTTGAAGCAACCTTTTACCTCCCAAGGCCAGCCACCGTGACCGAGAAGCAACGGCCCCTCCCGATCGTGCCACCAGACATCGACAAGCTGGCAAGGGGGCTCTTGGACGGAATAGGTCAATCCGAGGTCATCTGGGGGGACGATAGCCAGGTCGTAGACCTGCGAGTTCTCAAGGTTTATGGCTACGATTTCACAGGCGCGGACGTCAAAATAACAGCTTTATAACAATCGCGACACGCCCCCCTTTTACCCCTCGACTTGGAGTAACTTCTAAGTACGGCAACAGAGAGAGAAAAGGAGCCGAGAATGAACACCAAGGAATGGACTAAGAACCAGGCAGGCGAATACATTAGCTCGACTGGTGACAAGATTACCAAGCACTCAATCGGTGCAAAAATATGGATGACCCGAACAACTTCAACCAGCTACTGGAAACTCAACGGCAAGGGATGGTTCAACACCCTAAAGGCAGCCAAGGCTCAGGCAGAAA